CTTCTCGCCACCTGGGACGACGCAGGCGCTATGAGCGATAGGGCATTAGAAATAATGAACTATCTTCATGAGGAAAAATCCAATGATGGTGTTGAGTGTCCAGCTGTCATCAACCTGATCTCGGTCCTGAACAAAGTCTGTGAACTCGCGGAGTATTCCTACCGCTTGCGTACGGACGTTCAGCCCAAGGTCGTGTTCGACGATGAAGGCTAAATACTTACCCTGAGAATTGGAGATTACTTGTGAAGATTCACAGCAATGCTCTTTATTCCTACCTGCTCCAAGACCTATCCGAGTCGCTTCCTGAGACCGATCTAACAGTCGGTTTTGAGGAGTGGCCCGGTATAACCGGTCCTGAGCGTCAAGCGACTGCTCTTCTAGCTTCAGTCCTTAAGAAATTTAAGGATCAGAAGAACGAGGATGCAGACGCCAAAGCTCTGGATCTCTTCTTGCAATCTAATATAGGCTGCAAGGAGTGGGAGCTCAGACTAGAGAACTCCGGAGACGAGTTGATGTTCGGCCAGTTCCGTAAGGAATTGTACGATTTCTTCACGTCAAAGGGTTACTCTATCGTGCCCAATACTGCAAAGGTCGCAGACCTTGGTCGTGTTGGGCCGGGCGCAAGTTTGGGGGCCACTGGAAAGGACTTCTATTCGAAGCTCTTTTCAAGCCGCCTCACAAGCACGTCTGAGGGTCTATGGACTATCTATCAGCACTACGTTTGTAACTCTAGTACTTGGTCGCGAGCGGAATCGCATCGCATGGCCGAGTACGGCGGAGTCGACATAGTGGCAGGTAATCGTCTGTCTTTCGTGGACAAAAAACGCGACATATCACGAGTCATTTGTACGGAGCCCTCGCTTAACATGTTTTTTCAGTTAGGCTTAGGCAAGCTTTTCGAGAGACGTCTCCGAAGTTACTTCGGGATCGATCTCGAGGAGCAACCGTTCGTGAATCGTGAACTCGCACGCGTCGGGAGCTTGTCTGGAGATCTATCGACGATAGATCTTTCAGCAGCTTCTGATAGTGTGTCAAGTAAGATGCTGGAGGCGACGTTGCCACCCGATATTCTAGGGTGGTTGCGTTTTCTCCGGAGCAATACTTGCACTCTCCCCGATGGGAGCGTGGAGCGGCTACACATGATTAGCTCTATGGGTAACGGATTTACGTTCCC